GTTTCAGGATTCTCTCCAGCGATTATGACAAGCTTACTTGGAGGAGATATTGAATCTCCACAACAAATAATGGATAAAACAATTTTGAGTGAGAGATATGCTCCAGTTGTTTAAGATATATAAAAGAAAATAAAAATATATCTTAAAGATGAAACACATCAAATTATTTGAAGATTTTGTAAATGAATCGAATCATAATGTATATGAGCCGATAGAAAATGCTCCAAGTCCAAAGGCTTATAAAAGTCGAAGTGGTACTTATATTTTAAATATAGATAGTAAATCAGTAAATGGTCCTATCAATAAAATCATTAAAAAGCCAAATGTGGTAGAAGGTGATGGATATAAAATTTTAGCAGATAATGCAGGTAGCGTTATATTCTTTGAAGTAAATTCAGTTGCAGAAGAAGTTGCAAAATCCCTAGGTGGTGAAGTAGCGTCTAAAGTAACTCTATCTAATGGTAATGCTGAAGCCGCATCATCTAGAGGAGGTTTATTCGTAATAATTAAATAATATAAAAATAATTGGTTCCTTACAGCAAACGATACAAGCAATTATAAACTACGCAAACATTGGAACCAGGTGGATCGGTACAGCAAAAAGTACAAACACAGCTATGATAGCCAGACGTATTACAGAGATTGCATCAAGTATAACAGGCAAATGGAAGTTTAACCAGGATAAAAAATGGATCACCAGTCGCACCACCCCAATAGGTGATAAGTAGGATGGGTCGAAGTTTAGTAGACGCTCGCGAACATCAAAGCCGAAGACTATAAAATGGGTTATTCCGCCGGGAAGAAAATCACGAAAAACGATCCCGTAATAATTTAATCCTGACAAAATTGTTAATAACTTTTTTAGTCAGGATTTTTTTATGTCGATTTTTTGTATTATATTTACATATCTAATTTAAACAAAAAAATATTATGAAAATCTCTGAATCAAACAAAAACCATTGTATACTATTTAATAAACATTCTGTTGGGTATCTTATTGTTGAATTGGGATCTATAGAACATTCAGAAGCAGTTAAGAAAGGTTATGAATTCCGTGGACCATCTTATGTTGCAAATATTACTGAGATTGATGCAATGAGCGAATCCAATAAAATATTCATGGAAACTTTAACAAAAAATTAACATTTAAAATTTTCCAGGTTTGAAACTATTGATTATATTTACATATCTAATTTAAACAAACATATTATGACTTCAATTTTAACACAAGAACGTTACAATCAAATTATGAATAACCAAACATACTTGACTCAAGAAGAGTATGATTTTTGTTTTAATATTAACCCATCAGAGGTTCGTACATCGACTTCATATATTGGAGATTATTCAAAATCTGGTGCATATTTGAATTTTAATGTTTACTCAGAACATGACCATGAAAAACGTCAGTTTGAAATGGAAATTGGGTGTTAATAAAGTGCATAAAAACAAAACCAATATATAACATATAATACTTAAACACAAACTATGAATATTTTAGACGAAGCAAGCGGAATAGTTAATAACCGCTCCGAAGAAGCAGACAGACAATATGGTCCTTTCTCAGAAGGAATGGACCGGGCTGCAATGATTTTTAAAGGTATGACCGGACTTGAAGTTACAGGTGAACACATGTTTAAAGCACTAGTTGCACTTAAATTCTCGAGAGAATCGTACAATCACAAGCGTGATAACTTATTAGATGCAGTTGCATATATCCAAGGATTAGACAACTATATTGAAGAAAACAAGAACGATATTGATGATGCATTCAATGGTTAATATTTACGCAGTTTTAGATTCATTAAAGGGTAAGAAGATTGCAATTGATGATGTTGTAACTACCTATAGTTCAAAGAAGGCCAGCCACAAAAGTGCATGGGCCTTCTTATTAGCTAATCAACTAAAGTCTCTCGGATTGGATGTTGAAGTACTTACCAAGTCAGAAGATATTCATCAATTTGATGTTTGGTTAGTAGCACTTCCAATGGAATTTCAAGGGTCTTATAACCTATTCGGTGGAGCCACTGACGAACCAGCAGAGAGAATTAAAAGATTCTTAGATTTTAGTGGAACAATATATTGTTTGAATCGAGAAATGCCAAATGTTGGACAATTTGCCGAAAGCCGAATGAAATCATGTTCTCCTCTATGGGCATCTCTTAATACTGAGGCACTTACAAAAAGAAGTTTGGAAACACAAACGATTGAATTAAAACTAGATTCTAAAACATTTGTCTTAGGAGATTCTCATTCAGTTTCAGTGTACCATCCAGGTTCAAATATTAGTCGAAATGATGGTAAAACCCTATTTGGAGTCTTAAAAGAGGGAATGCGATCTTATATTCCTTTAGATACTGAACACTTAATAACGTACTTTGGAAACATCGATGTTCGTCATCACTTATGTCGACAAGAAAAACCAGTCGAAGCGGTTAAAAGTTTAGTAGCAAACTACTTTGAACACCTTAAATCATTAGGAATTCAAAAGAATACCATCGTAAAATTATTACCAATCGAATTTGAAGGTCGTAGAATTCCTAAAACTGGCTACCATAAAGGAACACCATTTATCGGAACTCAACGAGAACGGACTCAATTAATGGAAATATTTAACGAAGAGGTTGACAAACTCTCGGCTATATATAATATGAACGTAATCGAATGGCCGATTCACTGGTACTCAGCAGACCCACAATATTTTGCCGATACCTACATGGAAAAGCCAGGTTCTGTTCACCTATCTAGAGAGTTTTACCAATATGATTTCGAGACGTCTGAAAAAAATGTTGTCCTAAAGAAGACTATCAATACTCTTTTTTGAAACTTTTTAAATAAAACAAGTATAAAAATTATAAATTAAATTTTAAGAAAATGAACAAAATTAAAGTAGGAATTATTGGAACTGGAAATTGCGCTAAATCTTTGGTTGAAGGTGTACAATATTACACAGAAAATCCAAATGATATTACCGGAATGATGAAGTCCGATATTGGAGGTTACAAAGCAGAAAATATTGAATTTGTTTGTGGATTCGAAATTGATGAACGTAAAGTTAATCAAACGCTAGGATACGCACTTAAACAAAGACCAAACTCTGCATGGGACATTGTTGATGTAATCAAATCTGAGGCTCCAGTTTATGAGGCTCCAGTAATTGATGGTTATGCAGCCCTTATGGATAACTATCCAGAGCAAAATCGTTTCTTAGTTGACGAAAAACTAAGAAATTCTACAGACATGAATCGCACTGATTGGACACCAAAAAAATCAAGAGAGTGGAAGGATTCAATTATTGCCAAATTAAAAGACCATGGCGTTGAAGTACTAATTAACTACTTACCAGTAGGTTCTCAAAAAACAACTGAATTCTGGGCTGAAATTTGTCTTGAAACAGGAATCTCTTTAGTGAACTGTATTCCAGTTTTTATAGCATCTGACCCTGCTTGGGAGCAGCGATTTATCGATGCTGGAATTCCAATCATCGGCGATGATATGCGTTCTCAATTTGGAGCAAGTATTCTTTCTCAAATGTTACAAGAACTTGCCTTTGAAAGAGGACATCATGTAAAAGCGCACATCCAAAGAAACGTGGGAGGTAACACAGATTTCTTAAACATGGAAGACAAATCTCGTCTAGCATCTAAAAAGATTTCTAAAGAAAATGTTATTCGTGCTCAAAACGAAATTAGAGGAATCTCAACTGAAGATTCATTCTTACATGCAGGTCCTTCTGAGTATATTGCATTCTACGGCGATAACAAAGTTGCTAACTTCCGTTTAGAACTTACAGGATTCGGTGGAGCACCAGTTCTTTTTGATGCTCAATTAAGTGTACAAGACTCTCCAAACTCTGCAGGAGTTGTAATCGACGCAGTTCGTTACTTAAGAGTTGCAAGAGAATTAGGAGTTGTAGGAGCCTTAAGAGGTCCTTCAGCATTTACACAAAAAACCCCACCAGACCAGATGATGTTTGCTGACGCTGTTTATGAATGTACTGAATTGGCAGCAAGACGCCTAACAGATTCTACAAGAAAACAGTTAGTTGCTAAAACAAAATAAGTCTAACAATCTAATTAACCTAAAGGGAGAGAAATAACTCTCCCTTTTTTTATCAAAACTTTAAGCATGTTAAATATTTTTAAAACAAAAAAACCAATCGATATCTACGGATATGATTTTGACGGAGTAATTTCAATTGGAATAACTCCAAGAGCAACAACAGATTTTGTTATTACTGGAAGATGCATTGACGAAAAAGATGAAGTTCGAGCAATTCTTAAAGAGAGAGGAATTAAATGCAAGGTGTATTTTAATCCAATGACTCTTGAGGAACGTGGAAACCATACCGTTGCGGCAAGAAGACATTCTGGACATCACAAAGCACATACAATCAACCGTTTAAAAGGTGAAGGCGTTATTGTTTCTAGGTTTTTTGAAGATGACCCTATACAATATCAAATCATTCAGGAAAACTGTCCTGATGTTGAATTGGTTAATATTGTATCAAAATTAGTACAAAAATAGGATGAGTAGGGTTAAACTTCCAGAGTTTCCAATTTTAAAATTGGAAAAGACCAGACTCAAAAAGAAATATGTTAAGATATTAGGAGCATCCGAAGGTGTTGATGACACTATGATTGCCGAGAGCATTGCTAATTATTTAATCCCTGAGGTTGACTATAAAGGAGCAGTTTGTTTAGATCTTGGAGCTAATATCGGCACATTTACTCAAATCGCACTGGATTCCGGAGCAAGTAAAGTATGTACGGTAGAATGTGATGTCAGAAACTTTGAAAAACTAAGAGAAACATTTAAAAATGACGACTATGTTGACTTGGTTTATGCTGCAGTTTCTGGGCTTCCCGAAAAGACCCTAAAAATATTCAAATCCAATAGTCAAAATGCGCATTGTTCAACTTCAATTGAGAATAAGATAAAGTTCAGCGAATATGACTATGTTGAAAATATTCATCTAAAAAAGCTATTAAAGAAATACAAGCCAGACATTATCAAAATGGATATTGAATCTGCAGAGTATACCCTAATCGATACCTTAATAGATTACCAACCTAAATATTTGTTTATTGAATTGCATGCAGGAAAACATAGGGCTGAAATGTACCAAGTAATGGAGAGACTAGAAACTGTTTACCCATACTCAAGGATAGTTCCATTAATTATATTCACCGACAATTTAATAGCACATGATTGCTTCTTTAAAAAATAAAATATGAAAATGACTTCAAATAAACAATTGCTTGAGATGAATTCTCAAGCTCTGTTGGATTTAATACCAGTAGAAAAAAAGCAGCTCATTCGAGATTTTATTCATGAAATGAATCGCCGAGAATATGAGGTTCGTTTTGCAAAAACCTGTACTTTTGATACTTTTAGGCATCGAGAAGGTACTGGAGAGAACATTTTTGGCCATGGATTTATTGTAGAGGGACGTTCAGTTCCTTATTTCCATCCAAATCGTTCGTTCCACGACGAGATTATTTGGCTAAATGAAAACGTGTTCTATAATCCAGAATGTACATTTGAAGACCGACTAATTAATGCAGCAATTGTAAAATTCTACGGTCCGTCAAATACAATTAGTCTATTAACGCACGACACTGGATTTCCATTTGTCAAATATGACCGATTGGTTAATGATGAGAAGTATGTTCTGCAGTGCATGGTTAACATGGAGAATGCCAGAAGACGTGGAGAAAAGATTTATGGTACTACAGAATTACGAACAAGTTTGCAGACAGAATCGAGAAACCATGCCCGAGTTCTTAAAACTCCTTATGATGTATTAATCAATGCCGAACCGGATCCAACCAGACAGAGTCGAACAAGCGATATGTTTTTTTGGTTTACCTTACTAGGTCCTCGTTTTGCAGAATTTTATGCTAAGAAGCCGACAATGGAAGAGTCTTTCGACTTCTTAACATCACATCGAGGAATTGGAAACTATTATGGATATCACTTTAGCACCAACCTTGCCCGAATGCCAGAAATTGGGACTCCTGATCTATTGCGACCAAATAGTTTATCTGGAAATCTTAACGAAGACGATGACTTTGTTGCACCCGGAGTTGGAGCGATGACCACAATCAACTGGTTCTATGAAGACTTAGGTTTTTCAATCTCATCTGATGTTGGAGCCAAGGTTATCAGACAAATCAGGGACACTCAACACGATTTCTTTGATTTTACTGGAGAAAATCTTGACTATTTAGAAACTATCACAGAGACTGGAAGGTTTACAACTTTTGGTACAGAAATTAGTTGTTGTCAGTTTGGCGTATTTTTACGATTGAGAGACAGCAAGAAAATGGCCCTAAACCGCGCAAATGCTCCAATTTCAAAAGAGCAAATTGGCGAATCATGCGAGGTTGAAAACGTATCATTTAAAAGTTCATGTTTATTTTAAACAGTTTCAAAATTACCTATAAAACTATTATATAAAAACTTATGGCAAATA